GGACACCAGGGGGATCCAGTCGGTCGACTTCAACCAGGCGCTGGATGCCCGGATCCTCACAGAGGAGAAGGCCGAGGAGCTGTGCAAGCTCACCTTTGATCCGGGTCTGCGGTTCGCGTTCGACTCGATGGAGGAGGATGGATACTGGCAGGAGGCCGTCCGGATGTGCGCGGCCAGAGGGCAGAAGCATTTCACCACCTACGTGCTGTACAATTTCACCGACAAGCCGCGGGATCTGTACTACCGGCTCAAGGAACACGTGAGGATCGCCGAGGAGCTGGGACTGCAGATGGCAGCTTTTCCCATGCGGTACCATCCGATCCTGGAGATCGATTCAGGGCGCAATTTTGTCGGGAAATACTGGACGCGGAGACAGCGCGATAATTTGGGAGCACTGGTGGGGAGAGTGTTCCAGGGCAACGTATCCTGTAAAGGGGACGCGGTATTCCCTCCGGTCAAGCAGTTTGAAAACTGGTTCGGGGCCACGGCTGAGGAGTTCATCCGGCTGCTCGACTATCCGAACTTCCGTAAACTGATACGCCGGAAAACCGCGAAACACAGACTTGACGCATACCGAGCGAGGGAGGCAAAACATGGCACGAACGATTGACCAGATACTGCAAAACTGGCAGCAGTACGGGACCGTGGAGGGCCCAGACGTGAAGGTGCTGGTGGACACGGTGATCCGTCAGCGCAACGCCGGCCGCGAGCAGGCGCGCAAGGTCGAGGAGATGAAGGAGTTCCTCGACAAGCGCACGAAGGAGATGAAGGCCGAAATCGACAGAGAGGTGAAGGCTGCGATCAAGAAGATGACCGCGGCACAGAAAAAGGAGACGCGGAATGTGGGATCCGGAGAACCTGGAGATCTATCGGCCGGACGACGAAAGTCCGAGGACTGAGCCCGGGCACTGGAAGCGAGCACAAGAGTGGGAGGAGGGCCAGCTCCCCCTCCCCTTTGACATCATCGATGAGGCTATCGTCCACGGGCTGCCCATGCACGTGGAGGGCGGCACGGGGCGCGCCTACGAGGTCAGCGGGACGACGGCTGTGGACGAACGCCTGGACGAGGTCAGCTCGGAGGACTTGGTAGCGCTGCTGAGCGCGATGAACCGGGCCCACGGCGGAGGGCGGTCGGTCCTCTGGGAGGAGATGCGCCGCCTGAGTCAGCAGGCCCGGGATGCGATCCGCACCCGCCGGTTCGCCGTCCTGCCGGGGTTAATGGACAGCATGGAGCGGCTCCTGGGAGCCAGCTACGGACGGAACCCGGCGCTGATCCTGATGACGAACCTGCTGCGGGAGCTGGCAAACCCGCCCGCGCATCTCACACCGATGATCAACGAGACAGTGACCGGACGTGTCTCGGCCGCGCAGGAGGAGATCTACCGCCAGGCGCGGGAGCTGCGGTCCCGGCTTGAACGCATCGAGCGGGTGAGTGAGGTCGAGGCGGACCGGCGGAGCAGATGGATCCGCGTGGCCTGGATCCTCTCCGCGATCACTATGATCGCCGCGATCGTATACGCGTTTGTCTCGCCCTGAGACTGGACGAAAACCTCCCCGAGTTGCTACACTGTAGAGTATCAGACGGTATTTTTTCAGGAGGAAAAGAGAATGTCCGACGCAGTGCAGCGCCGGGGGAGACCGACCCTGATGACCGAGGAGCTGGTCGAGCGATTCCTGAGCTACATCAAGGCGCAGGTGTCCGTGGACCAGGCGGCGTTCATGGTGGGGGTGAACCCGAGGACCGTCCGGCAGTGGTTGTCCGACGGGGAGCGCGAGATCGAGAACGCAGCGCACAGTGTGAGCGAGCCCGTGGAACTGGGCCGGGGGATCAGCCGCAGCGGCCGGTTCTACCTGGACTACCAGCGGGCGGCCGGGATGCTGGAGTCCAGCGCGGCCGTGGCGATCACGAAGTTCGTCGACCAGGTGACGCACGCCCAGCGGGTGGACGCCTTCGAGGCGGCGATGGTGCTCCGGATCCTGGAGCGGATGAACCCGCGGAAGTGGGGCAAGAAGAGTTTCCAGTACCAGAGAATGGACACGCATGTGTACCTTGAGAGGCTGGGGGTGTTTGATGGCAGACATGTCGACGGAGATAAGCTCAGCGCCATCCTGGCGGAGCGTCGAGGTAGGCTCGACGACGCTGGGGGATCTCCACGACCTGAGCGAGAATAGGGTCGCCCGGCTCCGGAGCCTGGTGCTCGGCTACCAGGACGATCCGTTCACGCGGGCCGAGGAGCTGAACTTCGCGATCTCAGACCTGGACACGGCGGTCCGGGACTACCTGGAGATCACTGATGCCATCGACGAGCTGGTGGCCGACGAGCGCTATCGGGACAACCCGGAGGCGTTCATCGACGCCGAGTGCATGACGTTCAACCCGGACCACGACCCGGCTCTGATGCCCTTCCACCTGTACGACTACCAACGCCAGACCCTGGACGACATCTACCAGTCCTACCGGGAGGAGTCCTCCCTGCTGATCGAGAAGAGCCGCCAGATGGGGATCTCCTGGCTCATGATGGCGTTCTTCCTCTGGGCCCTGATCTACGATCCGGACTTCTCCGGGATCGCGCTCAGCTACAAGGAGAACCTGGTCGATGACGGGGGCAGCGAGTCCACGCTGAAGAGTCTGTTCGGGCGGCTGCGATTCATGTACGTAAACCTGCGCCCGGCGCTCCAGGGGAACCTGAGCTTCAAGCACCTGCACGTCTGGAACCGGCGCACCCACGCGTACCTGATCGGGGAGAACGCGCACCCGAACGCCGGGCGCGGTGGATCCTACAAGATCGGGCTCTGGGATGAGACGGCCGCGGGGGCGAAGACTGAGGAGACGTTCATGGCGTTCTACCAGGCCACCCGCTGCCGGATCTACAACTCCACGCCGCGGGGGATGGGGAACCTGTTCGCCCGCTTGAGGTTCAGCCCCGAGGCCACGGTCCGGATCATGAGCCTGCACTGGCGGCAGCACCCGGAGCGGGGCGAGGGGGCGGTGCGGATGAAGGACGGCCGCTGGTCCAGCCCCTGGTACGAGCAGCAGTGCCGGGACATGACGCCGCAGCAGATCGCCCAGGAGCTGGACATCGACTACGAGACGAGTGTCGAGGGGAGGGTCTATGACAAGTTCAGAACCGCGTTCCACGTCCTCGATGAGCCGATCGAGTTCGTGGAAAATCGGCCCACGGTTATCGCGTGGGATCTTGGAGTTGCTGATCAGACTTTCGGAGTGGTCATGCAAAAGGACGCTGAGGGTGTTATCGGTGTTATCGATGAAATTGTCAGCCAGGACGAGGAAATCAGATTCTACATCGACATCCTCTGCGGGGTCGCCCCGCCCGAGCTACAGTGGATACATGGGGATCGTCTGGCGGCATTCAGACGATTCCTACAAAATGCTCGTCAACGGAACTATAGCCGATACGTTCAAGTGGCTGGACCTGATTCTGGCAACCGTACTATCACGAGCAAGCGCTCGGTCCGGCAGCAGTTCCTCCAGGCCGGTCAGCTCGGAGTGAAGAACGGGAAGCAGGACAGGCGGTACCGCAACATGCAGATGATCTCCCTGACCGGGTACCGGATCATGGACCGGATCGTGGCGGTGCGCAAGGTCATGGATCCAACGCACTGCCGGTTCTACGTCTCGAAAACCTGCCCGATGACGGCCGAGGCGCTGTCGAACTACGCCTGGCAGCAGACCAGTGAGGGCTTCAACCGCGAGACTCCGAGCCACGACCAGTTCAGCCACGGGGCGGATGCGGTCGGCTACGGCGTGCTGTATTTCGAGCGCCACAAGAAGCCCATGATGAAGCCGCGGACCGGGGAGTCGGTGGTCAGCCGCCCGATGAACGCGCACACGGTCATGGGCCGCGGCATGAAGATCGGGCTGCACGGCGGGAACGGTCACCGATGATCGACACCTACGGCGACCCCCGGAGCAGGGGGCCCACGGTGCAGACGGCCGTCCTGTCCTGGGGCGAGCCAAAAACTGGTACCACCCTGGTACGAAATATGCTGCTACTGGGCCGAGGCTACTATACGCACCGGATCCGGGAGGGCTACGACTGGCATCCGCGCTGGGGGCCGGACCGGCTCGGGAAGGTGGTGCAGTTCCACGAGGGCAAGAACCTGGTGCTCGTACGCACCGTCCGGCACCCCGTGGACGCCATCGAGGGCCAGGCGCTGATCGACGCGGGCCGCCTGGAGGCCCTGGATGAGATGATCCGGCTCCATCGGGCCGAGAGCGAGAACACGCGCGCGGCCTGGGATGCGATCAAGCGCGGCCGGTGGAACACGCCGTACTACCCGACGCGCGTGGCCCTGGTGACCATGCACTACGGCTGGTTCCAGAGTGGGGAGCGGCGCTGGGAGTTCCTGACGCACCTGAGCGGCGAGCTGCCGCACCAGATCGAGAACCGCGGGGCGTTCACCCGCTACCTGAACGAGACCTGGGGCAAGAAGCCCGTCCGGCGCGGGCATCTGAGCGAGGAGCAGAAAGGCGCGCGGCCGAGGATCCTGACGCAGGCACAGATCGAGCGGATCTGTGGGGAGCTGGCGGATATAGTCGAGGCCGAGGGAGTGGAGCACTCGACGATACTCAAGGAGAACGAGAGATGACGATCAAGAGAGAAGCGATCAAGATCGAGGACGAGAACCTCAAGCGCCTGGCCGGGCAGTTCCTGGCGGCCAAGATGGTCGCGCAGCTGCATCCGAACATGGGCCTGGAGCAGGCGATCGAGTTCATGGAGGGCACGACGAAGATGCAGGATCTGTTCTGGGGCAACATCGTGGCCGAGCACCCGGAGGTCCGGGCCAGCATGGCCGCGGGCTGGGACTGGGTCGTGGGCCGGAATGCGATCGGGGAGGTGTACATCTTCCCCACGAAGCCCTTCCCCTGGGCGGAGCAGCCGAGTGAAGAAGTGGGTGGGCGATAAGCTGACCGACGTCAAGGCGGAGCGGGTCCCGAACTATGACGAGCTGACCGTCGAGTACATCGAGGACCATGTCACTGAGGCGTTCCTCATGGCCGGGCGGCCGCACCGGGTCTACCACCTGGACCGGCTGACGGTGCGGGAGTTCAAGTGGATGATCGACAAGCTGAAGGAGGAAAAATGAACTGGGCGGTGAAACTGGCCGGATGGATGCAGCTGCGTGACCTGCACCTGAAGAGGCCGCGGCTCCACACGCTGCTGCTGTGGGTATTGTCGCCGAGAAGCTGGGGAGAGCACCTGGGGCTCCGTGCCTGGCTGAGGTACGCGAGACGATGAAGCTGTGCGTGATCTGCAGGGGCAGCCAGCATTTTCTGCGGCCGATGATCCGGCACTGGCGGGACGAGTTGGGCTGGACCCTGGTGACCCGGCAGGAGGACGCGGATGTGGTCTGGGTCGAGTGGGCCAACGAGCAGAGCGTGGCCGCGAGCCACCGGGCCCTGCGGCGCAACGTCATCGTCCGGATGCTGGGCAGCGAGTGGTACCAGTATTTCTGGCGGCAGTGGAAGCGCGAGAACGTGGCCGCGGTGATCCAGTCCAGCGGGGTGACCCTGGTGCCGGGGATCGAGCACCACGTGATCCCTCCGGGGATCGACACGAACTACTGGACGCCGAACGGAGAGCCGCGGGAGAACGTCTGTATCTCCGTCGGGGGCATGAACTACGCGAAGAACCAGCTCGGGTTCCTGCGCGTGCTGGCCGAGCGGCCGAAGTTCTTCGACCGGGTCCTGTTCATCGGTGACACGGAGGGGGCGGGCCTGAGCCCCGAGGGCGGGATCAACGCCCGCAAGCTGGCCCTGCTGTGCGAGGTGTACGCGAAGAAGCACGGGATCCCCCTGGAGATCACCGGCAAGCTGCCCCCGGAGCAGCTGCTGAGCTGGTACCGCCGGGCCCGGGTGCACGCCATTCCGGCGCTGAACAGCTACGGCTCGGTGATCGGGGAGGGCATGGCCTGCGGCTGCCCGACGATCACCTGGGACTGGTGGGGCGCGGAGACGCACTGGCCGCAGGAGATGATCGTGGCCACCGCGCCGATGTTCTGGCAGAAGATCCAGACGATGACCGAGGGCGGGCCGACCACGCAGTGGAACGCCGACATGATGCGGGACTGGGTCGTCACTCGCCTGGACGTAAAGGTGACCCAGGAGCAGACTGACAAGGTCATCGAGGCCGTGGCGTGCTCCGGGTCACGGTAGCCGAAGACGCAGCTCCACTGTACGAGATATACGTCATCGACGAGGAGACGGGTGTCGACCAGGCCGCGAACTACGAGTGGTATCTGTTCGACGCCCATGCTACACTGATGAAGCTGATCAGCCACGGCCGGATCCGGGGGCACTGGCGCGGAGCGGGTGAGGTCGATCTGCTGGGGAGGGTATTCGATGCCATACGTAGCACCGAGCGTGAGGAAGCGGGCGAACAGGACCCTGGAAAAAATACTGCACGAACTACGCGAGGGCGAGAACGAGGCCATCATGGCGTTCGTCGTCTTCGGACAGATAAACCCGGACAAGGTCCGGGACGGTGAGGACTTCATCTTCTGCGGCGGTTACGGCTGGCAGAACGAGGAGGGCCTGCAGACTGACCACTACCGGCACACCGTCCACGCGGCCCTGGAGCGGATGATCGACAAGGTGACGGATCAGGAATGAACTGGGACGAGCGAGTCAAGGTCGGGCTGTGCTACCGCTGCGAGAACCGGGCCCGCTACTGTGAGAGCCACGGGACCTGGCTGCCCCGGGAGCAGTGCGCCTGGCTGAAGAAGGCGGTCAGCGTCTGCTACATGTACCAGCCGGTGCAGCCGGTGGCCGTGGAGCCGCTGAAGGCCCCGCCGGGCACGATGACGGCGGACATCCGGGTGGCCGGGCTGTCGGACACCGTCCTGGTGCAGGCCGAGCAGGAGGAGAAGACGGTGCTGTTCTGGAGGCCGCGCGATGAAGTTTCTGGCTGAGATCGTGCAGCAGCCTGCGGTCGTGTTCCTCTCCGGGCTCATCGTCGGCGTGCTGCTGGGCCTGTTCATCGACTGGGCGGTCGGAGGGCCTCGGCGCTCGTGAGGATCGCGTTCGTCCTGGTGAACTTCTCCAGCGGGATCAACGTCGGCGCGGGCTACGTGTACGCCTCGATCCCGGCCGAGCATGAGGTCGAGTTCTTCAACACGCCCTTCCAGCATCCGCTGGGCGAGACGCTGCGCAAGCTCAGCCAGGCGCACTACGATCTGACCCTGATCAGTACGAACACCCTGTACGCCCAGACCGCCTACGCCCTGGCCCGAGGATCCGCGGCCCCTGTCCTGCTGGGCGGCCCGCACGCGGTGGTTCAGGGGGAGGCGATCCGGGAGCAGTGCTCCGCGGTCCGCTGGGTGTGCCAGGGCGAGGGGGAGGCGTTCATCCAGGAGTTCCTGGCCGCCTGGCCGGATGTGGATCCAGCTTTCCACTCATACGCACCCACGGATCTGTCAGAACTCCCACAATTCCCGATGCACCTGTTCCCGCGGCCGATGAACCGCCGCCGGATGTACATGGTGAGCGCCACCCGGGGCTGCCGGAGCGCCTGCGCCTACTGCTGCAACCGGGCCTACCTGAAACACTACGGCCGGGCCTACCTGCGGTTCCGGCCGATCGACCAGGTCCTGGACGACATCGAGCGGGCCCGCAAGCTGCACGATCCGTACATGTTCGTGTTCTCCGACGAGGAGCTGCTGACCGACCAGGAGCACGCCTTCGAGCTGTTCGAGCAGCTGGGCAGGCGGGGCTACCGCTGGGGCGGGATGGCCCGGCCGGAGAGCGTGGATCCGCTGACCGCCGAGTACATGGCACTGCGCGGCTGCCGATACATCGGCATGGGCATCGAGTGCGGGGAGGAGACCTACCGGCGCAACGTGCTGAAGCGGCGCACCACTGACGAGCAGATCCGCGTCGCCTTCCGGGAGTTCAAGAAGTGGGGCGTGGAGACAACCAGCTACAACATGATCGGGTTTCCCTCGGAGCGGGACGAGGCGCTGTGCCGGGCCACGGTCCGCCTGAACGCCGAGGTCGGGATGCCGCTGGACAGCCCGAATACGCAGATCACCTGGTTCTACCCGTTCCCGGGGACGCCGCTGGGTGACTGGTGCCACGAGGCGGGCCTGGTGGATCTGGATGCGGTGGTGAACTCCTACCACAACGGCTCGATCCTCCGCCAGCATCGCGGCAAGCCCTGGTCGACGAAGGAGTACCTCCGAGGACTGGGCGGGTGAAGCCGTGCCCGTTCTGCGGGAACGCCGAGGGCCTGGAGATGCGCCGGGACTCGTTCAGAATCGACTTCCACGTGTTCTGCCCGGTCTGCCTGGCCAAGGGGCCGCACTCCCGGGACGAGGACCGGGCGGAGATCCTCTGGGACACGCGGGAGTTGACGGACGGAGCAGTATCGGATAGTATTAAATAGTCTGAGGGCTGGAGGTCCAGTCAGACGTTCCCCTCCCACAAGGTTACGTCCGACACCTTAACCACACGGGCCTCCAGCCCTGAGACGGAAAGGAGTCGAGCGATGAGCAGCTGGGAGCTGTGTCAGGAGAAACGCGAGGGCCGCTGCGACGAGTGCAAGCAGCTGCGGCAGGTCGCGTTCATCGCCGACCCGTACCTGGAGGAGATGAACAACGAGGTCATCGAGAAGTGGCTGTGCCGGGAGTGCTACGAAGAGGCGCTCTGGGATATATGAGCACCCGGCTGAAGAAGCGGTTCGTCCGGCGCTGTGAGGTGTGCGACGAGACGCATCTGTGCCGCCTGGAGGAGGATCCCTGGCTGCGGGAGCTGTTTGACAAGCAGGAGCTGCGGTGGTACTGTGATCAGTGCTGGGAGGCGCTGATCACGCCGCTCAGACATTAAACGATAGGAGGGTACGCATGCTATTCCCCGACCTACCTGCCAAGTGGAAGAGGCTGATCCCGGCTCTACTGACCGGCGTGGCGATCATCGTGTTCGCTCTGCTGGACTTCTTTGGAGCAAGCACGGGCAGCGCGGTGACGGTCATGCTGTTGATCTCATCGGCTGTCGGGCTGCTCCTGGGAATCAACTGGACACCCCCGGATCCACCGGCACCGCCTACGCCGTAAAAAGGAGGCAAGAGGGCGGGCGCGTTCCGATGGCGTCCGTCCTCTTTTCGTTATGCTGAGAAACATCAAGGACCGGCTGAGATCGGTCTGGAACAAGAAGAAGTACGCCGAGCTGTGCAGCTCCTGCCGGGCCTGCTGCATCCCCGCGGGCCGCATCCCGGGCCACTACACGCAGGCGGAGTTCAGCACGCTGCCCGGCGAGGTGGCCGACCTGGTAGCCTCCGCGCACGGTGATCCGCGGGACGAGTACTGCGCCCTGCTGACCGACAAGGGCTGCGCGATCCCGATCGAGCACCGCTCGGCGGTGTGCCTGACGTTCGTCTGTGCGAAGCTGGCGGAGATCATGAGCGAGCGGGACCGGGAGAAGCTGCGGGCCGCGGCCGCGGAGTTCCACAGACTACGGATCAGGAGATGTGCGCATGTCGGCTAAAATCGTGGACATGGACGGCGATGCGATCGTCGACGTAGAGGAGGTCGGCCGCCGGATCCTCCGGGACAAGGACGAGCTGGAGATGGTCGTCGTGGCCGCCTGGACGAAGTCCGGGGAGCTGCGGCAGTACAACTCCCACGTCCCGGTCCAGGAGATGATCGGGCTGCTGGAGTCGGTGAAGTGGTACATCATCCACCACTCGATGGAGGAGCTGGACTGAAATGAAAAATGAAGTTCTTAGGAGGCCCGCCATGACATAGTGACAGGAGGTCATAGTCATGGCGCGAGCCAAACAGAGGCAAGGCCAGTCTTCCCGCGGGAAGAAGGGCAACAAGAAGCACGGTCGCAACCGCGATAAGTGCAAACGGTACCGGGACCGAGGCACCCGGGAGAAGAACAAAGCCCGCCGGGCAGCGAAGAGAGCGCGCCGATACATGAAGCGCGCTGCTGTGAGAGAGGGGCGGCTGAGAGGCCGGGGTCGAAGCCCGCACCTGGGAGAGGCAAAGATGGAACCGGGCAAGAACTCTCCCCCTCTCTGACCGTCCGATCCCGGTAGGGCGGCTGTTGGCCATCGCGGTTTCCTTTACGAGGCCAGGGCGGGGACGCCGGGATCCCCGCCCGTTTTCGTCCTGCTGGTATAGTTTGCTATTTTATGCTATACTTAGAGGCGGAGGGCAAACATGGATATAAACAACGCAACTGAGGAGCGGCAGTACCTGCGCAAGGAGGTCGCGGAGATCCTGGGGATCACGACCGACGCGGTGCGCAAGCTGGCCGTCCGTTTCGAGCTGGGGCGCAAGAAGGTCGGCATGTGGTGGTTCACCGAGGATGAGCTGACCGTCATGAAGAACAACTGCCGGAAATATCTACTGGCGCAGAGGGAGGCATAGAGATGGAGATCGTGCTGCGGATAGGTCAAGGGCTGCTGAGGTTCGTCTCGCTGTTCATGGGCCTGCTGGGTCTTTTCACGTTCGTGGGGAGTCTGGTACTGTCGGAGTTGAGCGACGACCGGCGGAAGGCCGTGGAGGCGAAGCTGCTGACGACGAGCATGTTCATCAGCCTGTTCGTGATCACGTTTATCTGGTAGCGCCATGGCGTCCTTTGAGGAATGGGGCGAAAGAATACGGGAAAGTTACAAAAAATATTCTCCCGTTGACGGCGAGATCATGCACGCCGACTGGAAAGCCGAGCGGGAACAACTCAAGGCGTGGCGAGTCAGTGCTTGTCAGTACGCCGATAAACTTGAAGCCGAGCGTGAACATCTCATCAAGGCGCTGAGGAAAGCCGAGGCCGACCGGAATAGGCTCCTGTACGACCTGGAGGACATGGTCAACCAGCACTGCCGCAGAAGTGGGGAGCTGCATGCCGAGGACCCGACGCTGGACTCGATGGCCCTGAGCGCCAGCGCGGCAGCCATGCGGACGCTGGCCGAGGAGGGGCGGCTGATCATCGAGCAGGAGTACGGGCGGCGCGTCATCGGCCGCTGGCCAAAGGTAAGAGGGGGAAGCAGTGGGAATTGAAGAGGCTGTGTTCCGGCAGGATCTGACGATCCGGGAACTACAAGAGGATGTGAGGCGGTTGCGGGCCCAGCTCCGGGAGTGCGGCGAGGCGTATGATGTGCTGCTGGAGCAGATCCCGGAGGGGCCGATGAAGGAGGCGTTCGCCGGAGACGGGAAGCTCGCGAAGCTCCGGAGCCAGACGTGAACGTCGCGCTGTTGGGCGCGGGGAACATGGGCTCGAACCACTTCCGGATCCTTCAGAGCCTGTCGAAAGTGCACGGATTTCACCTGAAAGTATACGACCCGGACCCGGAGATAGCCGCCGCACTGCGTGACTGCTGCTACCTGCCGGAGGACGAGATCTTCGACTGGATGGACGCCTGCGTGATCGCCACGCCGATCGACACGCACAAGGATCTCTGCCTGCGGGCCATCGAGCAGGGCGCGGCGGTCCTGTGCGAGAAGCCGCTGTGCGACAACTCGGCCGACATCATCGAGGTCTACACGGCGGCCCGGGAGCGGGACACGGTCCTGATGGTCGGGTTCACCGAGCGGTACAACCCGGTGGTCCGGGGATTGTTCGCGCTGATGTTCAACGATGACGGGGATCTGGGCGACGTGCTGCGGGTGGAGATCTGCCGCGTGGGCAACCTGGCGGTGGAGCGCTACCGGGCGGAGGGTGTGGTGGTCGACCTGGCCGTCCACGACTTCGACCTGCTGGTCTACTTCTTCGGCACGGGGATCAAGCTGATCAACGACGAGGCCATCGTCCACGGGCCGCACATGACGCCGGTGTTCTGCCTGGCGCAGTTCATGATCCCGGAGAACACGCCGGGGATGACGCGGACCAGCTGGATCGATGTGGAGAAGCGTCGGACGATCACGCTGTACACGAGCACGCAGGTGGTGGAGGCCGACCTGGTGAAACAGATCATCCGGCGGTTCAACCGGCGCGAGCCCCTGGAGGTCCGCCAGGACCGCTACCCGGGCGAGCCGCTACTGGGAGAGCTGGAGACGTTCATCAGCGCGGCCAAGGCTGGGCGCGCTCCCCTGGAGAAGGACTCGGTGGGCCTGCGGGCCGTGCAGATCGTGGAGGATGTGCTCAGCGCGGAATACGAGCCGATATGAGCGCGCGCGGTGTGTTGCGCTCGTTCTGCGAGGCTCGAAGCCCGGACGAGGAGCCGATCCGGGAGGGGATCACCTACGGGACGGCCCGGGCGCTGCAGGCCGAGATCCAGGCGCTGGAGGCGCGGATCGACGTCCTGGAGCAGCGGCTGCGCTACGTATTTTCAGACAAGGACTGGCTGGAGAGAAACAGTTGAGGAGGAGTGAATGGGAATAAAGTGGATAGACCTGCCCAGTGATCCGTGGCAGGATGAGATCCAGGAGGCGGTCCGCCAGGTCCTCGACAGCGGGTCGTACATCGCCGATTATGAGAATCCTGAGAGCCCTGTGGCGGCTCTGGCTGCGGCGCTGGCCGGATATACTGATAGCCCTTTTTGCGTGCCTTGTAGCAGCGGGACTGGGGCTCTACTTGCTGCTCTTCTGGCTCTTGGCGTGGGGCCTGGAGTAGACGTCATCATGCCGAGCTACACGTTCATCGCGGGCTACAACGCCGCCCGGATCCTGGGCGCGCGGGTCCTGTTCGCCGACATCCACAAGGGCACCTGGACGATGGACCCGAAAAGCGTGGTCGAGATCATCACCCAGCGGACCGCTGTGCTGATGCCGACGAGCCTGTTCGGACAGCCTGCGGACATGGACGAGTACCGCTCCCTGGCCGCGGGGTTCGGCTGCGCGGTCCTGGAGGACGCGGCGCAGAGCCTGGGCGCGAAATACAAGGGCAGGAAGTCAGGCAACCTGAGCCAGGTGGCCGTGACGAGTTTCTTCCCGACCAAGACCCTGGGCGGCTACGGAGAGGGCGGGGCGGTGTTCACCGATCACCCGGCCATCGCCGCGCGGGTCCAGGCCATCGTGCAGAACGGCCTGGCCGACGGCACGCACTGGCACCTGGGCCTGAACCTGCGCATGAGCAACCTCCAGGCGGCCATCGTCAACGTGAAACTGAAGTACCTCGACTACATGATCCACCGGCGCAGGCGGATCGCCAGGATCTACGGGGAGAAGCTGACCGGCACCGGGATCGGGATCCCCTACGGGGTCGACGAGCACGCCTGGGCGGTGTACACGATCGTGGTGCCGAATGTCCTGAGCCTGGAACGACACCTGCGGGAGCAGGGGATCCCGACGAAGCGCTACTACAGCCCGCCGATCCACATGCTGCCGGTCACGGAGGGCAACCCGCAGCGCTACACCCTGCCGGTGACGACGAACATCGCGGCGGAGAGCATCTCCCTGCCGTGTTCACATACGACTACAGATGAAGAGGCCGAGATAGTGGCCGAGGAGGTATTGAAGTGGTGGCAGTCATAGGGCTCGGGTACATCGGGCTCCCTCTGGCGCTGGCGTTCAGCGAGACGGACCCAGACGGAGTGATCGGGATCGATAGCGACGGGGGGAAGCTGGTGCAGCTGCAGAACGGGATCAGCCCGTTCTCCCCGCAGGAGCCGAAGATCGCCGAGAAGCTGTCGGAGGCTATCGCGAAGGACCGGATCGAGTTCACCCGGGACTTCCGCCTGGTGGCCGATGCGGACATGATCTGCGTCTGCGTGCCGGTGGACTGGACCGCCTGGCGCTCGGACATCAAGGTCCTCTCCGGCGTGTTCGCGCGCCTGGCGCAGCACCTGAAGCCGCAGATGGGCCAGGTGATCTCGATCGAGTCCACGGTCCCGGTCGGCACCTGCCGGAAGATGATCCAGCTCATCGAGATGGCCACCGAGCTGGAGGAGGGGCAGGACTTCTACCTGGTACACGCACCGGAGCGGGTCATGCCCACCCGGCTGTGGCTGAACCTGAAGAACCTGGTGCGCATTATCGGAGGCCGCCCGGAGGGAGTGCGCCGGGCCGCGGAGATGTACTCGTTCATCGGCCCGCATGCAGCCTACGCGGCGACCCTGGAGGAGGCGGAGATGGCCAAGCTGGTGGAGAACACCCACCGCGCGGTCAACATCGCCCTGGCCAACGAGATCGCCGAGGACTGCGAGGCCGCGGGCGTGGACTTCTGGAAGGTCCGGGACCTGGTCGAGCACCCGCTGCTGATGCCCGGAGTGGTGGGCGGCTACTGCCTGCCGAAGGATCCGTGGCTGTACCGCGAGAGCACGCAGAGCGTGGGATCCACCGGCATCGTGAACCAGGCGCTCCTGGTCAACGATCGCCAGCCGCACCGGATCGTGGATCTGCTGAAGAAGCACGTGAACCGCAAGCTGAACGAGGCCGCTGTCTCCGTCCTGGGGGTGGCCTACCTGCCACGGAGCACCGACGTGCGCAACTCCCCCGGATTCGCCCTGCGCAACCTCCTGGAGACGGTGGTCTACCGGGTCGGAGTCCACGATCCGTACGTGTATCCGGAGAAGGACCTGTTGAAGATGTTCCGCCAGGCCGACTGCGCGGTGATCATGACGGCCCATCCGGAGTACGTCCAGCTGGATCCGGAGGACGTGCGCCGGAGCATGCGCCAGAAGCTGATCATCGACGTGCGCAACTGCCTGTTCCTCCGGGACTGGGAGCGCGCCGGGTTCAAGGTGGTAAGGCTGGGAGATGGGAAAGCGTAGGACGCGCCGCCGGATCGCCCGGTCCGCGCAGCGGTTCGAGACCCTGGTGGCTGAGTTCTCGCGGGTACGTGTCGGGATGTATTTCCGCTGGCTGCCGGATCCAGGACACTGGACGGCCGGGTTCGAGATCCACCACGCCATGCCGGGCCGGGACAAGCGCATCGAGGTCCAGGGGGAGAGCCAAGACGTGGTGTTTCGTGGTATGCTGGATCAACTTGACAACTACCTGGATATGGTAAAAAATGTAAAGGACAGGAGGTCCGAACATGAAAGGCGTGGGAAGGTTCAGCGAAAGGCGCTCGCCCACCTCCTCGAAAAAATCCGTCAAATCGGGGAAGTTCGCCGGGAGCGCCGATCTCAACGACGGGACGCAGCGCTCGATCACGACACAAGGGATCCGGGGGATCGGCAGTAAAGCCAGCTCCCCGCTGCGGAATGTTTTCAAGCGCTCCGGAGTAGTGAGCCAGGCGGGCGCGAGAGATCGCGACGAGCAGGAGGAGGACACGGGTGGCCGATCCGATGAGTGAGGCACAGTGGCAGGCTGAGAGCGACGCACGCACCCTGGCCGAAGCCGAGACGATCAAATCAGACGGTGCACGCATGGCGGCGGCCGTGAGAGCCGCACAGCGCCTGGCAGACGCAGAGAACGAGCGGGCCCGGGCGCTCCGAACGGTGGCGAAGCAGAAACCGCGCGCGAGAGCCGTCTCGGTGAGGGGCAAGCCGATGAAGATCGGGAGGGATATGTGACTGAAGAAGAAAGGGCCCGACACTGGGAGGAGCAGTTCATGAACTGCGAGGACCCAGCGCAGGCCGCGGCGCTACTGCGCCGGAGACCAAAAGGAGCGAAGACCGTCCGCTCGGGCGGGATGCGTTTCGATCTTGGCGACCACGTGCAAGGAGATACCCCACTGCTGACGAAGCTCCAGACCGGGAAGAAGAAATAGTACAGAGACGTAACACTACACCCAGGAGCCTCGGATGTATTTCCGCAATCCAGAGCAAGAGATCCGAAAAAAGAACTACGCCCGCTACAAGCAGATGACCGCCAGGGGCTTCTCCATCGCGGAGGAGACCACGGTCCACCAGCTGTACGTGATCAACGAGGATCCGTTCGGCAGGGCGTACTATGAGCGACCGCTGGGCCAGTCGGTCAAGCGGGACCCGGTTACCGGCGCGCTGTACACGGTCGAGGAATGGGCCACGAAGGAGTTCATCGTCGACAACAAGGCGCAGCTGATCAACAAGGCCAGCGCCGACCTGCTGCTGGGCAAGCGGCTGTCCGTCAAGTGGAAAGAGGAGGACGGCGTTGCCGAGGAGCTGGACCAGTGGCTGGAGCAGCTGATCACCCGCAACAAGTACCTGACCGCGATGTACGAGGCGGCCATCCGCAACAGCTCCCTCGGGGACCAGTTCTACGAGGCGTACATGGAGGACGGGCTGGTCAAGTTCCGCTACATCAACCCGTACTGGGTCGACATCGATCACCAGGGCTTCGAGGTCAACTACTACGAGATCGCCTGGGAGTTCGAGGAGGATCCCCTCCCGCAGGCCGAGCGTGAGGTCCGGCTGTTCGCCCGCAGGCGCAAGACCGAGTACGCGCAGAAGAAGACCCACTACCCGGGGTTCATCATGAAGGAGCTGTACGTGCGGGAGGGCCGGAGCTGGAAGCCGGTGGCCTATGGCAGCTACCCGGAGAACATGATCGAGGTGGAGCGTGCGCTGCGGTCCCCGCACATGCAGACGTTCCTGGAGTTCGATCCGTGGGATCCGGAGCGCAACCGCGAGAGCGAGGATCCCCGGAGGATCATGGTCATCGTGGAGTACACCGGCGTGGATGAGCCGCTGCTGATCCACTGGCCGAACTACCGCATGTTCGACGTGTACGGCGTCTCGGACACCGGGATGATCGAGAGCCTGCAGAACGCCATGAACAACCGGGAGACCCAGCTGAACGACGTGCTGGACAAGCACGCCGACCCGTCGATGTACGGGGACGCGAGCTTCCTCGATGAGTACGGCAACCTGACGATGAGCGGCGGCGGGAGCCGGTACTTCCCGGTCGACGCCCAGGGCACCCCGCCCGGATATCTGGTCTGGGACAGCCACCTGCAGGAGTCCCAGGATGAGATCAAGCGCCTGTACGAGGCGATCTGCATGAACACCGAGATCTCCCCGGCGCTGCTGGGCAAGGACGAGGGCGGCATCGAGAGCGGCCGGGCCCTGATGTACAAGCTGATCCGATCGCTGGCGATGAAGACCAGGAAAGAGGCGTACATGAACCAGGCGATCGTCGACATGATCCGGATCGGCCAGAAACTGCGCGCCGTCTGGGGAGAGGCCACCGAGGACAACCCGCCGCAGATCGAGACCGCGCCGCGCACCGACTGGGAGGATGAGATCTACGAGCCGAACATCGAGGTCCAGAGCGCGCTGCCCACTGACGTCCGGGATATCATCGAGCAGGTCACGAAGCTGGTGATCGGCGGCGTGCTGACGAAGGCCACGGCGCTGGACATCGTGGAGAAGTACTTCGACGAGATCGACGTGGAGCAGGAGGCCGTCAGGCTGGCAGCCGAGCGGTCCCTGGCCGCAGAGGACGAGCAGCGACGCGCGCAGGATTTCCTCCGCGGCATGGAATAGGTGAATGGCCGAAGAGTTCACCCCCACTCCGGCAGAGACCGGGCTCGACCAGGAGGCCCTGGCCCCGCTGAAAAGTAGCGTCGATCCGGGCACGAAAAAGCGCACGAACCGGTTCATCAACACGGCCTACAAGCGGGTCCGCCGGGCCACGGGCATCGATCCGATCAAGGAGAGCGCCCGGCTGAAGCGAGAGATGGACAAGGCACTGTACAAGAACCTGAACGCCCTGGTGGATCCGGACAAGCGCGAGACGCTGCTGGCCTACCTGAACGATCTGGACACGCAGTTCCACAAACGGCTGAAGCGGTTCTACAACACGCTGCAGATGTACGCCTACGCCCGGGGCGAGCTGCGGGCGCTGCGGTACATCGGTCCGTTCATCTCTGACGAGGAAGAAGAACGCGAGCGCCTGGAGGCAAAGGCCAAAAAGGAGCTGAAACGTGGTAAGGGTTCGAGTTGAACTTCATGAGGGGCTGGTCTGCGCAGTGGAGGTTGACGGTCACACCGATCCAGCCGCCTGTGCCGCCCTGTCTGCTCTTGTTCGCACCTACGCAGCCGTCATCGACCGCTTCGAGGCCGTGGAGATTATCGGAGAGGCCCCGGAGCCCGGAAAGCTCAGCCTCCAGGTCATCCACAGCAACGGCGAGGAGTTCATCCGGGGAGCCTCGGCGTTCATCCTGAAGGGGATCCAGGACGTGGCCGCTGAGACGGCGGACGTCACCCTGTACGTCAACGACAGGAGGATCCAGTGAAGGACCCGGAGTTCTACGTCAACGGGATCAACCGCGACATCTTCTCCTCCGCCCGCAACATGCGCAACTTCAACGCCCGCTACCTGGAGCAGCTCACCTCCACGCCGGAGGTCATGGAGTTCGCCATGCGCTCGAACCTGAACGCGATGAGCATCCCGGAGATCAAGAACCAGATCCAGCAGATCATCGGGCCGCGGGTGAACCAGTACGGCCGGATGCCGATCCTGTGCCGGGACGGGAAGACGCGGTTCTACGATCCGGAGTCCTGGAGCGAGACCCAGGCGCGCACCCAGAGCCGGGCGCTCCAGGAGGAGGGCCTACACCACGAGATGGCCGGGGCCGGGTTCGACCTGGTGATCGTATCGATCGGTGGATCCGGGGACATGTGCCGCACCTGGGAGGGGAGGATCCTCTCCATCGACGGCCAGACGCCCGGCTACCAGACCATCGCCGAGGCCCGGTCGATCCACCTGTTCCATCCCCGCTGCGTACATACC